ACTGTAAAACATACAAGGAAAATGGCTTATGGTAATATTGGCGATCAGCTTGATGAGATATTTAAGGATATCGATGCGTGGAAAGCACGTATTCAAGGGATCAAAGATGCAAACCCTAAAGGATAAATAAATGGCGAGTACAATACAAGTAGATAACATAAAAGATATTGGTGGTAACACCATAATCTCGAGCAATGGCTCAGGTACGTTTACAAGTAATCTACCTGCGTCTGCACCAAATGTATCTACTGCTACTGGTACACTACCTATAGCTAACGGCGGTACAGGTGGTACAAGTTTCTCTGCGGCAGGGCTAGCTAATACTCCTGCTTTTCATGTTTACAAGTCAGGCAATCAAAGTATTAGTACTAATACTGCTACAAACTTAACTTGGCAAAATGAATTTTATGATACAGACTCAGCTTTTGCTTCTAATAAATTTACAGTTCCGTCTGGCAAAGGTGGAACTTATATGTTTTTTTGGTTACTTAAAACTGGATCTATGGGCGATACAAAATCAGTACAAGGTTGGTTACAGAAAAATGGCTCAGATTTAGATAGTCAAATGTCAAGATCAAAACAGTATATACCCACAGCTAATGAAATACATTTAACAGGTCATTATACTGATGTCGCTGTAGCTGGTGATTATTATGAAATGAGAGTGTTTCAAGATAATGGTGGGGCTGTTAATATATTAGCAGAAACATCGAGTTTTTGGGGATTCAAATTAATAGGAGCATAAATGACATTAACAACAATCAACCTCGCAGCTTTAGGCGATACAATAAATTTAAGTACCGAAGTTACTGGCACACTACCCACGGGTAATGGTGGTACTGGCTCAACAGCAACAACGTTTGTTAATGCAGCTTCTAATGTAACTGGCACACTAGCTACAACTAATGGTGGTACAGGTGCTACAAGTTTTAGCCCTGGTAAAATTGCACAAGTAGTTCACAGTAAAAATACAACTTATAGAAATGTTAACAATAATACTCTTGTTACTTGCATGAGTGTAACAATTACTCCTTCTGCAACAAGTAGTTTAATTTTAGTTTTAGGATCTCCTAATCTTTCTAAAGATACTAATAGTACAGCAATTATTCATAAATGTTTTAGAGTAATTGGTGGAAGTGATGTAGCAACGCAAGTTCTTTCAGACCATTCTGCAAGAAATAATAGTTCAACAGTATATAATGATATTGGTTATGCTGCTTTTCAATGGTATGATAACCCCGCAAGCACATCCGCTATTTCATATGAGTATAGAATTGCATCACAAGGTAATAATGCAAATATTGCTTTTAATAATTACAGTTCTGCTGGTAATTTTTCTTCACAAATAACAGCTATGGAGATTTTAGCATGAGCCATATAGAATTAGTAAAAAAATTTCAAACAGCTATTACAAATTTAAAACCTAATACAAAATATGTAATTGTTAATAAAGCACCAGAAACCGAAGAAGAATTTAATTCTAATATAGAATGGGTAACAGGTGTAACAGATACAAATACAGCTATTTTAACTAAAACAAATCCTCACGCAGAATTAACATGGACAGCAGTCAAAGCTGAGATGGATAAACTCTAATGTTCTACGGCGCAACTGCATTTTCTGAAGTTGCATTCAGTGAGACTATTCGTCATAATGCAATAGTAGCTGTTTCAGGACAGCAAGCAACTATTACTGTTGGAAATGTTACAGTAGGAGCTGGAACAGTAGTTATACCTACTGCTCAATTATTAAATGCTACTCTTAATAGTGTAGCTGGAGTTACTGGTACTGCTTTATTTACTGCTCCAGATCAGCAATTAAATATAGGTCAAGGCGACCTTAATATTATTATAGATGGACCAGTTGTAGCTCAAGGACAACAATTAAATATAGCAGCTTCTTCTACTTTCTCCGTTAATACAGGGCAAACGATAATACCTTTAGGTCAACAACTTTCAACTGCTGCTGGAAATGTTTTAGTCAACATTCCTAATAATATTTTACTTAACGGGCAACAATTAGGAACTAGCGTTGGTAATGTTACTATCGCAAGTGGAGTAGTTTTAACTGCTACTGGATTAGATGGAACTGTAAGAGTAGGAAATGTTACTCAAGCTACTAATCAATTCATTGCAGCAGGGAGTCAAAATTTAAGTGCCCTAACTGGAAATGTTACAATTAATCGTGATCAAATACTGTCAATTTCTGGAATTTCTGCTAATATACGAGTTGGTTCAGCAATTTTCTGGGATCCAGTGGTACCGGGCGTAAATAACCAATGGACGAATGTAAATGCGACAACTACTAATACTTGGACGAAAATAAATTAAGGATAAATAAAAATGGCATCAACATACACTGCAAGACTAAAAATGGAAGTTATGGAAGCCGGTGCCAATTCTGGTACTTGGGGAAATAACACTAACGATAATTTAAAAGTAATAGACGCATCAGTAGGAGGATATTTAAGTAAATCAGTATCTGGTAGTGCTAACGTTACTTTGACTACAGCGAATAGAGACCCTGATGTAGAAACAACAAATGAAGCTGGAAATAAAGTAATAGATTTTAATGGCTCATTATCAGGAAACATTTATGTATTTTTACCAGCGATAGAAAAAGAATATACATTATTTAATAACACTTCAGGTTCTTTTACATTACAAATCGCTCCAACTGGGCATGCTGCAAATAATATAACTTTAACTCAAGGTGGAACTACTTCTGTTTATGTACAAAATGGAACTAAAGTTATAGACACTATGGGAGCAAATGTAGGAACTTCTTCAACTACTTATATAGGAAATGGAACTAATTTAACTGGGATACAGCCTTTTGTTTCAGGTACTAAAATGTTATTTCAACAATCTGCTTCTCCAACTGGTTGGACAAAAGAAACTACTCATAATAATAAAGCACTGAGACTTACTACTGGATCAGTAACTACAGGAGGAAGTCAAACTTTTACTGGAGCATTTACTAGTCAAACTGTATCTATATCGGGAACAAGTGGATCAACTGCAGTAACGATAACTGGAAGTACAGGAAGTCATACTTTAGCTTTAACAGAAATACCATCGCACAGACACTTATCGGGAGGACATGTTGAGTTTGGTACTGGAGATAGTGTAAGTGCAGGAACTCGAAATACCGGTAACGATGGTGGAGCAAAAAGATTTTACACTGATTATGTAGGTGGAGGAGGTGGTCACTCTCATACTAATGGCACATTAGCTGGAGCTGCACACACTCATTCTTTCTCTGATACCGACACTGTCGATTTAGCTGTTCAATATGTAGATGTAATTATAGCAGCTAAAGATTAATATGAAATTAGAGGTAAAAGATAATTGTCCTTTAAATAATTTTGAACCATGTAAAAAATTTGATTGTGCTTGGTTTATACAAATAAAAGGAATGCATCCTCAAACTGGAGAAGATATAGATGAATATGGTTGTTCTATGGCTATGCTTCCAATGTTAATGATAGAAAATTCTAGACAAACTAATCAAGCTGGTGCTGCAATAGAGAGTTTTAGAAATGAAATGGTACAAGCTAATAAAGATTTAAATATAAAAATAATTGAGGCTAATAATAAGAAACAGATAAAATAATGGCATATACTAATGTAAAATTTATAGGCGGTATAAATAAAGAAACGACAGAATATGGTGCTGAGGGTCAATGGGTTGATGGAGATAAAATACGTTTTCGTTATGGCCTTCCTCAAAAAATAGGAGGTTGGGTTAAAGCTTCTACTTTCGCTTTAATGGGAGTAGCGAGAGGTTTATTTAGTTGGTTCGATTTAAGTGGAACTCGTTTCGCTGCTATTGGAACTAACAGAAAAGTTTATTTATTTGAAGGCGATAACTTTTATGATATCACTCCTATAAGAGCTACATTTAATACACAAAACAATTGTTTTACTACTACTAATGGATCAGCTATTTTTACAGTAGCAGTAACAAATCATGGTTGTATCGCTGGTGAATTTGTAACTATTAGTGGAACTACAAGTTTAGCAGGTACAACTAGTTTTACTGCAGCTAATTTTAATCAACAATTTGAAGTGCAAACTGTTATTAATGCCGATAAATTTACTTTAACGATGGCAACTAATAATACAGAAACAGCAGCGGGAATAACTACTAATGGAACAGCTAGTTTTGTTTTTCAATTAGAAGGTGAGCCTGCAACTCAAACTTTTGGGTATGGTTGGGGAACTAATACATGGGGCACTTCAACTTGGGGTACAGCTCGTTCTACATCTAATGTTATTCTTGACGCAGGGATATGGCATTTTGATAATGCTGGTGAAGATTTATTTGCGTGGTTAAAAAATGGTGGATTATATAAATGGGATACTAGTGCAGGAGTAGGAACTCAATTAACGATAGTAACTAATGCTCCTACTAAATCTGTAACTGGATTAATTTCTACTCCTGATAGACACGCTATTTGTTTTGGAACTACTTTAATTGGAAGTACTACTCAAGATAAAATGTTTATTCGTTGGTCTAGTCAAGAAAATTTTACAACGTGGACTCCGGGAGTTACTAATACTTCGGGCTCTCAACGATTAGGAGAAGGAAGTAGAATCATCGCAGCGCAGTCTACACGTGGTGAAATATTAGTCTGGACTGATACTGCTTTACACTCAATGCAATTTATTGGTCCTCCTTATATTTTTGGATTTAGATTATTAGGAACAGATTGTGGGCTCGTTGCTTTAAATGCAGCAGTAGTAGTAAATGATAAAGCTTATTGGATGGCCGATGGTAGATTTATGACTTACGCAGGGGCAATACAAGAAATACCTTGTAGCGTAAAACAGTATGTGTTTAATGATATTAATAGAACTCAATACTCGCAAGTATATGCAGGAGAGAATAATCAATTTAATGAAGTAGTTTGGTATTATTGTTCTGCTAGTAGTAGTGAAATAGATAGATATGTTATTTATAATTATGTAGAAAACGTATGGTATATAGGTAATCTAAATAGAACTGCATGGATAGATAACGCAGTATTTCAACAGCCTATGGCTTTAAATTTTAGTCCTACGTCAACAGCAGCAACACAAGATACTATCTTCGGAGCAACTGCAGGTCGTTCATTTTTATTTAATCATGAATCAGGAACATCGGATGATGGCGCTATTTTAGAATCAACTTTAACGAGTGGTGATGCTGATATTGCAGACGGTGATACTTTTACTTTTATTAGAGGGATAATTCCTGACTTTAAAAACTTAGCCGGTACTGTAAAAATGGTTGTTCAATCTCGTGATTTTCCTGCGGATTCTCAGACGACTACGACTAACTTATCAGTTACTTCTTCTACTAGATTAGTGAATATGAGAGCACGTGGACGGCAAGTTTCGCTTAAAATATTTAACGATACTTCTACTAGTGATAACTGGAGATTTGGTACTTTACGAATGGATACAAAACAAGATGGTAGAAGATGACTTTTAAACCACCTCCGAGTTTACCTATTGCAATAGAAGGTCAAGATATAATAACTACTATAAATGTTACTAGTAGCACATTAGAAAGATACTTAACTCAAATAAATCAAGCTGCAGCAATTGGTTATTCAACTTCGAATATAACTGAAACAAAGACATTAAATGGCTCTACAGCAAGTTTAAATGACGTTATTAATGTACTTGGAACACTAATAGATGTATTAAAAACTAAAGGATTATTAGATGATTAAATTAAGAATAGCTAAAGATACTGACACGCATGAAATAAGAGAACTTTTAAAAAAATGGCTAATTGAAACAAAACTTAATTTTGGACAAACAAACAATAGTAAAGCAAGTGAAAATATATTAGAATACATACGTCAACACTTTGTTGTCGTAGCAGAGCAAGATGATAAGATTATTGGAAGTATAGCAATGGCAAATTGTGATACTTGGTACACTGATAAAGCTTTTTATAGAACGTTATGGTTTTTTGTAGATGAAACGAAAAGAAATCCTAATATCGCTAAAAGTTTATTGGATTTTGCAAGAGAGTATGCAAAAGGAAGAAATACACCAATGATTTTAGAAATTATGCAAGGTAAAGATATGGAGAGAAAACATCAATGGGTTACACGACAAAATCTTAATTATCTTGGCGGAACTTATTCAGAGGGGCTATAATGGGAAGTATATTTAAACCACAATCATCAGTTGTAGCGGCAGGTTCTTCTGGAGAAACTAAATACGAAATTCCTGAATATTTTAAAAAAGCACAAGAAGCATTATTTAAAAGAGCTGAAGCTGAATCTAAAAAACCATTTGAAGCTTATGGTGGTCAACGAATAGCGGACTTTACTCAAGGACAACGAGATGCAATGAATGTTGCTCAAAACAATTTAGGAGCGTTTGCAAAATCAGGTGCTACTGAAGAAGCTCGAGGAATGATGGATCAGATGCAGGCTGTCGGAGAAGAAAGATTTGAAGGAGCTACTGTAGACCAATACATGAATCCGTACATTGAAAATGTAGTGAATAGGTCTATGGCAAATTTAGGCGAAATAGCAGGGCAACAAAGAGCGGGACGAGATGCTACTCAAATAGGAGCAGGAGCTTATGGTGGATCAAGAGCAGTAATTGAAAATGCATTAGCACAGGAAAGAGAAATGAAAGCTGGTGGAGATTTAACAGCTTCATTAATGGCTGGTGGTTTTGAATCAGGAAGAGGTGCTTTTCAAAATGATAGAAATATAAGAATGAATAATCTTGGTCAATTAGCACAAGCAATACCTGGACTTCAATTACAAAAACAAGGAGCGGCAATGAACGAAGCACAAGGTGCTATGCAATATGGTGGACAAGAACAAGCTCTTAACCAAGCTAATTTAAATGAGTTGTATAAAGACTTTATAGAAAAGCAAGGATTTGGAAGAGGTCAACTTGGTTTCTTATCTCAAATAATGGGAGCGGCACCTATAAGAAGTTATGGACAGTCATCTACTGGTTCACAAGATAATGTTATTGGAGGAACGTCACCATTTGCTCAAATAGCTGGAGCCGCAATGACTGGAATGAGTTTATAAATTTAAATTTATATGGCAATAGCTAATTTTTTTAATCCTAATGGAACTGCTACAGATGATATTACACAGTTAAAAACATTATCAGATGATAATAATGGAGAGTTAGAAACAGTCGTTAATGAACAACTTATTAGTAAGTATGGAAGTTTAGATAAACTTTACGATCAATATCAATCTGAACAGTCAGCTGGAGCTGGTGCTGGAATGGGAGCTTTACCAGAAAGTGATGTAGCTTATAATGAAAAAATAGCTAGATTAATTGCAGAAAGTGGCGGTGGTACTGGAAATGATATGATGGTTGATTTCGATAATAATCAACCCGATGCTATTGGTCAAATGCAAGCTCTTGTAAATCAATCAGGAACTGGAGGAGAAGTTATAAAAGCTTCTGCTGAAGTCGATACTAAAAATGAAGACCCACCAAATCCTGAAGAACAATTAACTTTTGGTAAAGTAGTTTCACAAATAGCAGGGATACCTTTTCAAGCTGTTGAAGGAATGTATAATAAAGTAGGAAGTGCATATGAAACTTTAACTGACGAAGATAAATTTGCTGCATTTTTACAGTCTCCTCAAACACAGGCTGGATTACGAATGATACAAGAAGGTGGAACACCAAGTTTCGCTTCACCTTTCGCTAAAATGTCAAAAGCTCTAATAGACACGTCAACTTATTTATCAGCGGCTAATCAAGCAAAAGCTGGAACTCCAGGTAAAAATAGATATATAGATATGTTATATCTTCCCGGGAATAATACAATGATAGACAATTATCTTAAATTAATGCCATATAGTAAAGAGGGAGATAAAGTAATATCTTATTATGATTACCTTCAGTCTCAATCACTTACTAATAAATATAATAAAATTACTTTAGAATATGATGGTAGTAATAATTTAATAGGTATTGATTCTATTCTTAAACCTAATGATAAAAATTATACTGACGAAACATTTGAAAATTATACAATAGGAACAAATGCAAATGTAGATGCTCTTTTATCTGATGATATGAAAAAGAGAATACAAGAGAATAACACTAAAGGTGGAACGAATAAGATTACAGCTAACGTAGGACCAAGTGGTTTATTTGATATTGATAATATAGAAATAGAAGGATTAAAATATGATAACCAAGAATTTTTTGCGGTATTTGGAGAAAATGAAGCTTTAGATAAAGCTTTAGAAGATTCTGGATATG